CTTTGTACCTAACCAGCGTCGATGGGTAGCAGGACAAGGTTGGGTTGACCCGCTTTCTTCTGAAGAAAATCCTGAGCTTGGCGCAGGTTATTGGACGGATCCAGCAACAGGAACAAATACTTATATTTCTGGAGATGTGATTGAGCCAATAGATCGGCTTCCGGGTGAAGAAGATCCGTATGATAAGTGGGAACGGTGGAAGCGTGACGAAAACATTAAAGGTGCTAAAGCAGTTATCCGCGGTTTCCTCGAAAGATTCGGGTTGGGTGCTTTAACAGATATAGCTATGGGTTGGGCAGAGTCAGGCATGTCCCAAGAAGCAATGCTTGTAGAACTCCGCTATGGAACTGACCCAACTGTACGTCAGATTTATGACGGCAAGTTTCCTGCAATGAAATTGCGTGAAGCCGGAGGATTCCGGGCAATTAACGAAGCAGAGTACCTTGACCTTGAACGAGGCATTTTACAGATAGCTAATCGAGCAGGAATAGATAACGAGTTTCTTGGCATGGATGCGGAAACAGGTGTAACTGGTATCACAGCTTTGATTGGTGGAGATGTTTCTTTAGCTGAATGGCGTGACCGTGTAGCTCTTGGGGAAGAAGCAAAGAATAATGCTGATGACACGACTATAGAATTGTTGCAGTCACGTTACGGATTTGGTGATGGTGACATTGTTTCAGCAATGCTTGATCCAACAAAAACTAAAAATATTATAGATGCCCGGCGTCAATATGGTGCTGCTGGTTTAGCTTCCGAATCTCAAAAAGTACTTGGTCCACAAAACACATTCAGTAAAGATCTTTCCGATGAGTTGGAGCGTTTAGATGTCCAACTTCGTGAAATAGGTGCACGAGTATCTCCGTTGCAAGGATTAACAGCTAACTTGCTTAACGAAACAGGTTTAACTGCTGACCAAATAGGTGAAGGCGCATTCGGTATTGGCACTGGGCCTTCCACAGTAGGGCGGAAACAGCAACGTCGAGGCGCAGCATTCGCAGGAGACACAGGGTTATTGACAACTCCAATGGGTGTGACTGGATATGGCACAGCAACTTAGCTATAGTAGTTATGTTGTCTGGCCCCTCCGGGGCGAGCTATTCAATACCCCCCCCGTCTGAAGTACCACCGCTGAAGATGCGTAACGATAGGTGAGTGACATATGACAGATTCCGACTCCACTAGTTACAGTGATGGCGGTGCTGCCAGTACATCTGAATCGAAACCCAACTGGCGTCGTGATTTAGAAAATAGATTAAAAGATGCAGAGGAAAGAGCTTCTTCTGCTGAAGATCGACTTTCTAGTTATGAACGCAGGGATACGTTCCAGTCAGCAGGACTTGATCTTTCTGATGCTCGTGTCAAGTATTTCGTGAAAGGCTATGAAGGCGAACTCGATGCTGAAGCTATCCGACAGGAAGCTATGGCTGCCGGTTTCTTAGGCGATAATGCGCCACCTGTTCAAGCCGAAGCGATGATGCAAGATGCTATGCAAGCGGAACAACGTATCCAAGCAGTCGGAGAAGGCGGAGATCCAGTGTCACAAGCTGATCTTGAAGCCCGGATTAAAGCAACAACAAATCAAGATGAATTGCGTGCTTTGATGGAGGGTGAAGGTATCTTGTGGGGAGCAACAGCCTAAATCTTTAAGCTAACGGAGTCCTAACAATTAGGATTTCAAGTGGCATATACAACCACAGCAACACTTGACGATCAGGTAAAAACGGCGTTCGATCAGGTTGCGTACTTTGCTTTACGTTCGCAGCCTCTTTTCGAAATGGTCGCTGATGTCAGGTCCACAGCCCAGAGCCATAACGGTTCGGGTGTACAATTCACGTTCTACGCTGATATGGCGCAGGCAACAGGCGCTCTTACTGAGGGTACTGATGTAACTGCCGTAGCGTTGACTGACAGCGCAACAACTGTAACTCTTGCAGAGTATGGTAACGCTGTTATCACCACCGCTAAGGTGCGTGGAACCTCATTCCTCAATGTTGACGCTGATGCGGCCAACATTGTTGGTTACAACATGGCTGATTCGATGGATAAAATCGTTTCAGATGTCGCTAACGGCGGTACTAACGTAACTCACGTTGGTCAAACCAGTCGTGGCGCAATTACCGCAGGTGACGTTTACACTGCTGCCGAAGGCCGTAAAGCCGTCGCCCAGCTTCGTACTCGTAACGCTCCCGGTTGGGATAACGGAAACTACATGGCGATCATTCACCCTGACGTTTCCTACGACCTTCGTGGAGATACAGCGGTAACTGACGTTATCCAGTACCAGCTATACCAAGAAGGCGCTCCGATCCGTGCAGGTTCGATTGGCACTTTCAATGGCATCGAATACATCGAAAACCCCCGTGCAGGTCTAATCGCCGACGGTGGTGCTGGTACAGTCGATGTTTACCAAACACTTATCTGTGGGCGACAAGGTGTTGCTAAGGCATTCTCTCGTGCCCCCGGATTTGGTTCTGATCCAAGCATTGTTGTCGGTCCTATAACTGACACCTTGCGTCGGTTCAATCCTATTGGTTGGTACCACCTTGTTGGTTATGGCCGCTTCCGTGAGGAATGCCTACAACGTGTGGAATCATCCTCCAGCATTGGTGCTAACTAATAGTTAGCCCCTAGAGATCGCAGAGGGGTCGGGTTTTCCCCCTTTCCCCGGCTCCTCTGCACTCCTCTGCTATCATTTAAATCATGCCTATCGTTAATGGAAAGAAGTATCCTTACACCGCTAAAGGTAAAAAGGCTGCTGCTGCCGCAAGGAAGAAAAAGAATGCAAAAACCAAACGGTGATGTAACGATCAGGCCAAAGCCGATCCAAGGAACGAGTAACACAAATGGCTAGTGGTCTTTACGTTGAGACTTTCGAAGCGGCGTTGAAGAACGACCTCGCACTTGATATGGACAATGACACGTTCAAGTGCATGTTGGTCACAGCTTCATATACCCCGAACTTTGAGACTCACACAAACAAAACAGATGTAACAAATGAATTACCGGCTACTGGTAACTACACCGCTGGTGGCGAAGCCCTTACAAGTGTTGCGATGAGTAGCAGTTCCGATGGGACAGGCACAATTAAATGGGATGCAGCCGACGTATCGTGGGCAAACTCCACGTTGTCGAATGTGCGAGCCGGAGTTATCTACGATGACACGGTAACAAACGACCGTCTGATTGCTTACATAGATTTCGGGGGAGATTTCAGCACAACGTCAGGCACATTCCAGATTCAGTGGAATGCGTCTGGTATTTTCACCCTTGATCTGGTTCCATAGGAGCAATAATGCCAACAGCCAATTATCCAACATCTCTTGACACAACCTCAACACAGGTAACTCCGGGGTCTACTACTGACTTGGATGCCGCAGGTTACGAGCACGATCAGGTGCATGGCGCTGCTTCTACTGCTTTGATTGCTGTAGAAACTAAACTAGGTATTAGTGCTTCGCCTGCTGCTTCGGCATCAACGAATGCTGTGCTCACACACACTGGTACTGGCACGACAGCGTGGTCGAACACGTTGACAAGCCCAACGATTGCTGGTGCAACTCTTTCCGGCGCTGTTGTTGGTGCGGACCAGATCATGTCAGCGGTTACGCATAAGGATTATGCGGAAACATGCGCTGAGAACGCCACTGTTACAGGCACAGTCGGTATCGATTTGAATAACGGCAATGTTCATTCAATCATATTGACTGGTAATGCGACCTTAACCTTTGATAACCCGGTAGCGACCGGTGATTCAAGCTCGTTTACTTTGATAGTTAAACAAGACGGTACTGGTTCACGTACAGTTACGTGGCCGGGTTCAGTGGCTTGGGCTGCTGCGACTGCTCCGACTTTGACGACTACTGCTAACCGGTTTGATGTTCTAGCGTTTACTACTGTTGATGGTGGTACTCGTTGGTTTGGGTTTGTAGCTGGCCAAGATTTCGCATAAGGATTACTGATGCCTCTAGGCGCATTTAAAGCAGGAATGTTAGGTGCTGCCGGGAGTGGTAGCGCTGTAGGGATGGAGTTCATCGCTAAGTATGTAGCGGACGGTTCGACTGGAGAGTTCGAGTTCACGGCCATCCCTCAGACTTATCGGTCGTTGCGGATTGTTATGTCGAACGGGAAACGAGTTGCTTCCGGTTCAAGCATCGGAATGTGGTTCAACTCTGACAGCACGTCGGGCAACTACGGCTACGCATCCATGTACGGCTCAGGGACTAACTCGAACTACACCTACAGTCGAAATTCTGGGACGATCAGCATGGGCGACTGTCCGACTGGCAACGCTGCCGACTCACAAATGTGGATCTGTGACATAGCGAACTATTCCAACGCCAGCGCCGGGACAGCGTGCCAGATCTGGCAGGGCGCAAATCAGCAAGGCGGATACAACACGGGCCTCATGGGTTTCGGCTATTCAGTGGCTAGCGCCATCACCACAATCGAAATCAATTCAAGCGGTTACAACCCCGGCCTCCTTTACAACTACGACACACCGACCGTCTTCACCTTGTTCGGGATTGGGAGCGTCTGATGGCTGACTTTGAAATTATTGCAGAAGGCACACTGTCCAGCGGCGCAAGCACGATCAGCTTGACGAGCATTCCTCAGACCTACACCCATCTGGAATTTCAGATATCGGCTCGTGGTTCCTACGCCTCCGCCTATCCCAGTTCTACAAATA